GTGGTGTGTCTAAAATCCCCAAAAGGGATCCTCGACTACCGCCCCGATTCCAGAGGATGATTGATCGTCGTGAGACGAACATCTCTCCGCGCGAAGCCCTACGTGGCTTCAGCCGAAACTACCTAGAGTTTCACTTTGGGTGGTCCCCGCTACTGAAGGACATACATGACGCCTGTGAGGTGCTTGAACAGCCCTTTAAAGCGTTTCATGTTAGCAAGTCTGCGACCGGCTCTTGGCCGGATCCGTATAACGAAAACAGTACGGTTAACACCGGCACCTGGATTCGTCGTATTACCCGTGATGGGAAATACCTACAGACTGTTAAACTTCAGGCGGATCTCGTCATCACCAATCCAAATCTGGCGATGATGCAGCAATTCGGGATTGCAAACCCAGTTGCTATTGCGTGGGAATTGGTTCCTTTCAGCTTCGTGCTGGATTGGTTCGTCAACGTTGGGGATTACCTCAACTCACTGACGGATTTCGTAGGCGTCGAGCTTAAAAACGCCTCGAATACCGTGTTCACGCGCTACTCTGGCAAATACACAAAGACCGAGACTGCACTCAATCCGAGTACAGATAACTCTTCCAGCTCCATTTGGAGCTCAGAGAAGGCTTCGTGTGTCAGACGGGGGGGCATCGGAGCGGGCCCCTCTATACGTCTCAGGGCTGCAAAGCCTTGGGGAATCAGGCGCGGTTTAGCGGCCGCATCCCTGCTAATGCAGCGTTTTCCTACTCGAGTAATCGACGAGAACGCTATTTCCCTTGCGAAGAAGCGGACTGCGTTCAGACAGAACGTGTTCCCGCAATTCAATGGGAAATACTGGTAGCTCCCCGTCGGGGAAGCCAGACAATCTCCTTTAAGGAAAGGTCATATGACCCAACAGACCAACATTACGGTCAAAAAGTACGACGGTACCACGGATGTGGTGTACTCCGCTGTGCTTCCTGCTGCAGGCGGCAATGCCGCCGTGTGGCGTGCCCCGACTCTCGGAACGGCGATGGCTCACCAGCCGGAGCTGCGCATCAAATCGTCCAAGAACAAAGCTGGCACCGTCCAGCGTGTCGAAGGCGTTATGGTGTACCCCGAAGTGGTCACCGCGGCTGACGGTTCGAAAACCGTGTCTAACCGGGCTCTCGGAGGTTTTTACTTCGTGAATCCGGGCAACATGGCGCTCACCGCAGTCCAAGAGGCAGCCGCACAGTTTCTTAATCTGTGCGCGTCGACTCATGTGAAGACCCAGGCGATCGAAGGCTTTGCAGCCGTCTAACCGAAAGTCAACATGATGTCTAATGCCTCCTTTCCAGGTGATCTGGAGAAGGTGTACGTCTCATTGCTGGACGCACTCGCCACGCCTTTGGCTGAGCGTTGCAAAACGCTCGTGAAGACCCGAAGGTGGGATGAACTTGTTAGTATTAAGGTTCGTCCATCTGCATATGGCGATCCGGAAAGTTATTTCCGGGACGCCGCCGCCGTATCCTTCATACGGAAATGCGAATCGCTCCCAACGACCGTTGATCGGAAGTTGGTTGCGGAGGATAACTTCCTCCTCGCAGAACGGCAATGCAGACGCTCCAATGAGCGGCTAGCCATTCACTTTCTCGAAGGTGCTCTGGACCGTGAAGACGGCCAGTTACACACCCCCGAAGGTGCGTGCTCAAGGCTTATCGCCGAGGCACGGAAAGAAATGGCGAAGCTGTTAGGGAAAGTCCCTTCTGACCTCAAGGGTCGGTTTGGACCAGGAGCTACGTATGGCGACAGGGGTCAGTTAACAACCGTCCCCGATAAGATGTCGTCTCGACCCACCTTGACCTCATCGGCCTTGTGGTGGCTCTTTCCATGGAGCTCCACGGCATGGGCGAAAGCCTGTGCTGCCGATGGTCGCGAAGTTGAGAGTGTGCGTGGTAACCGTTTCACTACGGTTCCCAAGGATTGTACTAAGGACCGCGGCATCGCCGTGGAACCTAGTGTGAACTTGTTCTACCAGCTCGCCTTAGGGCGGGCTATGCGGAACGCACTCAAGCGTCATTGTAACATCGACTTGACGCATGGGCAAGCAATTCACAGGCGGGTCGCCCGTGAAGCCAGCACGCATGGCTGCTTTGCTACTCTTGACCTCTCGAATGCCAGCGATACCATTTGCACCAACTTGGTCAAGTTGCTGCTCCCTCGAAAGTGGTGGGAATTAGTTTCGTCCCTCCGCTCTCCCCGCACCCTATTTCGTGAGAAGTGGGTTAGGTTGGAGAAGTTCTCTTCGATGGGAAATGGTTTCACGTTTGAGCTGGAGACGGCAGTATTCCTGTCCGTTATCCTGGCGGTCCGTAACCTTCGTTCGGTGCGAGAGCCTCTCGAGGCACTCGTCGAACCCGGTCGCGACGTCTTTGTCTATGGGGATGATATCATTATTCCCACGGACTACGCTCAAGACGTGATCTCCGCGCTTACCTACTGTGGATTCTCAATTAATAAGGATAAGTCCTTTGTTGATGGCCATTTTAGGGAATCTTGTGGTGGGGATTACTTTAAGGGGGTGGACGTCCGTCCATTCTTCCTTAAGGAGTACCCAGATGAGCCACAAGACTGGATCAGCATTGCAAACGGCATTAGGAGGATGGCTATCTTCAACGATAGCTTTACTCTTGGCCGTAGCTGCTTGCTGCGTCCTTGGTTTGTCGCTTTGGATTCAATTCCAACTCATATACGCCGGATTCGAGGCCCTGAGGCCTTCGGCGACATCGTCGTCCATGACGACGAAGAGAAGTGGCAGACCCGAAAGCGCGGAAGCGTTTGGTACATCAGAGCCTACAGGCCAGCAAAATTCAGACGAATAAGCTGGTCGCACTGGAAGCCTGATGTCCAACTGGCAGCCGCCCTCTATGGAACCGGCACAGGACGCGAGGGTATCACCCCTCGCGACGCAGTGCTCGGCTACAAAGTGGGCTGGGTGCCGTACCCAGAAGCTTCATCCACTTGGCTTCCGCCAAGCGAGGGTGGCTTCGAACCCCTGCCTTCCCAGGGCGTGATCTCCTCGCGGAGGTCGCTAACCCGCAACACTATCGATGCCGTGAGGCACCC